CTTAATGCAGTCCCTTACAACCAAAAAGGATATTCAGCACTTAAACAAGTGTTGATTAATGGTGTGGTGGATAGTGCTACAAATCAGGGCTGTATGAAGCAGTTCGGAGCTTTGCAGGCTGGTGTAAATATCTCACCAACTCAGATCATAGCAATCAATACAGGTGCAGGTAACGATCAGGCTGCTAATATGGTTGTTCAGGAAGGTTATTATTTGATGGTAACTGACCCCGGTTCTACGGTTAGAGCTCAAAGGGGATCACCTGTTATCATGTTCTGGTACACTGATGGTGGCGCAATTCAGAGTCTTTCAATTCCAATTTACGACGTAATCTAAACCAAGGAGAAAAAGAAAATGGCAAAAAATAGAACTATTACGTCGGCCAATGCAAGTTTTAGGCTTAACGTATCTGACTTAGGTCTTATTATTGATTTGCAGGGGTTCGCCGTTGATGGGTTTTTTGAAGCAGACGCGCATGACTTAGCTGAAGTCGTTATCGGTGTCGATGGTAAGGTATCAGCGGCATACATCCCGTCACTTAAGACTATCAATGTGCATTTGCAGGCAGATAGTGTTTCTCAGGCTCAGATAGACACGTGGGCGGGAATGTCAAAAGCGCAGCAGGATGTTTATTACGGCGATGGGATTATCACGGAGCCTGGTATCAATACATCTTATTTGATTAAAAAGATTGTTCTGCAGAACTGGAAACCGTTGGCTGACGCAGGAAAGACGCTTAAACAGCGAGATTTTAAGTTAGTATGTCAGGATATTATTCCAATACCGATTTAAAAAAATATACCGTGAGGCGGGTTTCTCCACCTTTTGAGCGGGTATCTGGTTAATAACCGTCCTCTGAATAACCGGAAATTTTCAACAATAAACAGAGAAAACACAATGGCATTAAAATCAGTAACATGGACGGCAGAGGACGGCGATGATGCGGGTAAAAAGTTTCTTCTTACCCGTATGCCTGCGGCAAAAGCTGAATCTCTTGCATTAAGAGCCTGTTTTTCGATAATGGAAAAAGGTATAGAATTGCCTGATTCTGTTGAAGGGAATATGGGTTTTGCGGCGTTAGGCTCTCTTGGTTTATCGCATATCGGAAAAATATCATGGGATGTTGTTGAACTGATTACCGCGCAGTTGATGGCTCAGGTTCAGTATGTCGTAAAGGATGGAAAAACGCGGCCCGTTTATGATAACGACATTGAAGAAGTTGAGACGCTGATTAAGTTGAAGGCTCAAGTTTTAGCGTTGCACGTGGATTTTACAAAGCTCGGCGAAACGTTCAAATCCCTTTCGTATCAGGGGGAACCGAATACGAGCCTGTCAGATACGGAAACGTCTCAGCCTTAATCGGCGCGCTTGTGTCGAGCAGAATATGCACATTGCATGACCTTGATACGATTTACGATTTAGAGGACGCTTATAATTTGTATGAAATAATCGCTGTTGATGCGTATAACGACAAACAGCAAAGCGACATACAGAATACCCGAAATAACGAATAATGGCAACGTCTGTACTTGATAGGTTTGTGGTTCTTCTTGGCCTTGATTCGTCAGGAGTCAAGCAAGGTGCGGACGTTGCTAAAAAGAGCTTCAAGGAAACCCATAAAGAAGCTGATAATCTGGGCGCAGGCATGAACGGCCTTGCGTCGATGATTGGTAAAGTTATGGCGGCCGCAGCCGCAACGTATGGCGTCACAAAGTTTATAACGTCCATTGTCGATCTTGATGCGGCACAATCCAGATTAAGCAAAAACATAGGAGCGGGTATATCAGGGCTTTCCGCATGGGATAAGGCCGCGCAAGGATTCGGAGGGAAAGCCGGCGATGCAAGCGGGTATATCAAAAGCCTGTCGATGGATATTAAAGACATCCAGAACACAGGCGAAAGTGCAAACCTCCCTTTTTTTGTATACCTCTCTAAAATAGGCGTAACGCTTCAAGATGCAGCGGGCAAGGCAAAACCCGTTACAGATGTTATGCTATCAATGTCAGACGCTTTCCGTAAAATGGGAAGGGAGCAGGCTTATTGGGTATCTCAAAAGATGGGGATGCCTGAAGGCGTGTTTAACTTGCTTATGTTGCAACGTGGAGAACTGCGAAAAGAACTATCAAAACAAGCTGGATTAGCAGGGGTAACGAAAGCTAACGGTGAAGCTGCGGAAAAAGCGCAACGATCATGGAACGATCTAAGCAAAGCGTTCGAGGGAATTCAACGAAAAGTTGCTGAAATGGCTCTGCCAGCGTTAAACTGGTTGACGGCAGGACTGACAAAAATGTCTGATTGGGCATCTCATAACGGAACAGCAATTAAGTTGATTTTCGCAGGGTTAGGCGTGGTACTTGCAAGCGCGATATTGCCGGTTATTCTTGGTATTGTAGCAGCAATAAACCCTGCTACAGTATTGTTTATAGCGTTAGGAGCAGCAATAACGGCTATGATGGATGACTATGAGAAATGGTCAAAAGGCGGTGATTCGACTTTTGACTGGTCGGCATGGGTGAAACCAATTAATCAAGCGGTCAAATTGTGGAATATGCTTGGTGATGCTATTAATTCCGCAAAACTAAAATGGGAAAGCTGGAACGAGTATATAGAAAAAAACCCTTCGTCTTTCTTTGATAAGTTGCAGAACGTATTTTCAAGAGTTGGCGAGGGTGTAGGAAAAATTGGTGATTTGATCGGGTTAGGCGAGAGCGGGCCGGATGCGTATAACGCGGTAAATTTCGGAAAAAAGAACGGGTACAAGTCAGGACGTGCAGAGCTTGAACACATGACCATAGGTCAAGTGCAAGAAAAGCAATCTGCAGGAGAATATGGTACAGTTGGAAAGTACCAGATGACACAAGGGACGTTATCACAAGCCGTTTCCACACTCCACTTGAATAAGAGTGATTTATTCAACGAGGAAATGCAAGAGCGGATATTTAAGCAGTATTTGCTTGGCAGTAAGCAAAAGTTAATCCGTGATTATTTGTCCGGCAAAAGCAATGACCTTATAGGGGCCGCTCATGGAGCAGCACTGGAATGGGCTTCAGTCAAAGACCCTTACACAGATAAAGGACTTTATGATGGTCCGCACAATAAGGCGACAATATCATCAAAAGCAATGATGGATGCTTTGCAGACGTACAAGGTGTCTTTACAACAAAATAAATCAAGCAATACGGTACATAATAGCAGCCGATCAAGTGAGGTAAACGTAGGCACGGTCAATGTGCATACGCAAGCGACAAATGCTGACGGGATAGCAAAAGATATCGGTGGTGCGCTGAAAAGAAACGAGCTTGTTAATATGGCAAATACAGCGCAATGATACCGAATTTACCAGGTGTGCCGCCAATGGCAAAATATGCAATTAATTTATTGCCATCTCGTTTGCTTTCGGGCGTATCAAGTATTTTGCAGTTACTTAGTTTAGACCCTATATGGGGGATATTCGATCAGGAAAACGTTAACGTGTTAAATCCTGACACGGTTGTGAATTTAACCGTACGCGCTGAATCTGATATATCTGATTTCCCCGTTGAGGCGGGCGGTTTCGCTTCGTACAACAAAGTGCAAAAACCGGACACGCATAAAGTTCGAATGGCAAAATCCGGATCAAAAGATGACAGAGCAAAATTTTTAACTACTCTTGATACACTGAAGAAAAGTCTTGCACTGTATAGCGTAGTCACTCCCGAAAAGACATACTCTAAAGTAAATATCATCGGCTACGATTACGCACGGGAAAGCGGGCAAGGGGCTAACATGATTGTCGCTGATATAAGTTTCAAGGAAATAAGAGAAGTAACTCCCATATATGCAACTAAAGCAACAGCGGACACCGTAAAAAACCCCGCTTCAGCCGATGCTGTTACAAGTGGAGAGGCGAAACCGTCAAGCGAAGGAGCCGTAACGACAGATTCGGGGAAATCAGCCGATACAACGGCGCAGGCTGAAAATAACACGGTAATGGACAATAAGTATAGCTCAGTAAAAGAAAGCCCTGCCACAGCAGCAACAGCAACAGAACCGGCATTACCAGCAGGGCAGTCTTATGACCCCGTAACGGGCGCAGTTGTTGATAGTAAATCGGGCGTAGTTAACGAAACGGCAACACGGGGAGATATTGACCCTGTTTCGGGCGAAAAATGGAAGGTTAGTCCGGTTGCGGGCACTGTGAACGGTAAAGGGAGTTTACCATGAGTGGAGGCGTTTATTTGAAATTACAGAGTGTGCCTTTGGTTGTAACCCCTTCGCAGAATGTCCCTATTGTTTTATCTCAGCAGGCTTGCGTTATATCGGTATACCAAAAAACGACAGGTCTCTTTTTTGATTTAACGGTGAACGGGGTAAGCGTTGTTTCCGGTAGGATATGCAGAGATTTTGTGTCTCTTGTCAGGTCAAACAATGTCGGATTTATAGGAAACCTTTTTTTTATTGACAGTCAAGGAAATTCAGACCCCGACTATAAAGGGCTTGGTAGCCGGTACACGCTTGTCTACGCGAGTAAAGAAATCTACCCTCTATAAATGGACAGCAGTTTTAAAAACGAAAAAGACTTACGCTACACCTTTACAATGGGCGTTGGCGGTTTCGGGAAAAACGGGAACCAAAAAATAGTGTCAGGGTTACGGTCAGTGTCGGAAATCGCGAAGGCTGGTGGTGTTGTGCTTAGTTCGGCAAAGTGCCGTATTTATGGTATGCTTGACGATGATATGCAACTCCTGACAATGCTTGCATGGGATAGCGTAGGAACCGGAATACAGCGTAATGATCTACTTATCGAGGCTATAGATGGCGATTCCGTATCGACAGTTTTTAGTGGTACGATTGTAAACGCATGGCCTGATTATCAAAGCGCACCGGACGTTTTTCTGTATGTTGAGGCCATTGCGGGCTATGCTGAGAAAACAACTCCAATGCAGACCACAAGTTTAAAAGGCATTTCTGATGTGGCTGTATTAATGGAAACGTATGCTAAAGCAATGGGGTTGACGTTTGAGAACAACGGAGTAACGGCGCAACTATCAAATCCGTATCTTGTAGGTGATGCGTATTCGCAGGCGCAACAATTAGAAAAAGCGGCTAATATTTACATGTTTCGGGATGATACTGTATTGGCTATTTGTAAAAAAGGCACATCAAGGCCAAGCACACAACCCGTAATTTCTCTTAGCACTGGATTAGTCGGATACCCTATGTTTGATCGTATTGGGGCAATGTTCACAACTTATTTTAACCCTGCCATAAAGTTTGGAGGAACTGTTAAAATCGAGACGGCAGTAAAGCGAGCAGCGGGAATATGGCAAGTAATGGGTTTATCTCATTCTCTTTCGTCGAAAATGAATGGCGGCCCTTGGTTTAGTAATGTAAGAACAACGGAGAGCGGAATTGTCCCGATTAAGTAACGGAAAAATAGACTCACGGGCGCACTTGTCGGATATAGGTGCAATCAGTTCCGTAATGGAGCAGATGATTAACCGAATGAATACAGCTATACCCGTAAAAGTTGTTGCGGTTACGAATAACGGAGGCATAGAGCCTGTCGGGTATGTTGATGTTTTACCGTCTATAAACCAGATAGACGGAGACGGAAAATCATTAGTGCCGGAGGTAATACACAATTTGCCTTATTTTAGGCTACAGGGAGGCGCAAATGCTTGTATAATTGACCCTGAAGTCGGAGATAAAGGGTTAGCTTGCTTTTGTAGTTCGGATATTTCGACATTCAAAACAACAGGGGGACAGTCAAATCCGGGAAGTTATCGTAAATTTGATATGTCTGATGGCATTTATTTTGGAGGTATAAGAAATGAGGCTCCTACGCAATACATTCAATTTAACGCGAGCGGTATAACAATTCATTCTCCATCACTGGTAAATCTTGATGGTGGTTCTGGTTCGGTTAAAGGAGTTGTTCAAGGAGATTGCATTTGCCCTTACACGCGGAGAGCGCATATAATGATTTCGTCTAACGTAAAATCAAGTAAGTGATATGGCAATGACAGGCGTAGGATTAGCTGCAGCACGACAGGCCGCAATAGATGCAGTAAGTTATACTCAGACAAACAATGCGGGCGCGGCTGTTTCTTACGGAGCAGCTATTTTACTTGCTGATTCTCAAGCGATTGTTGATTATATTCACAGCAATGCCCATGCTACAGGAAACGATTCTAGAGGTGATACGCATAACTTAGACATAGTATGAGATATAACACAATTTTGCTAGATCAGGATACATGGGATTTAATGGTTGATGCTTACGGTAATATAGCAGTTGCCGCACCACCTTACTCATTATCGCAAGATGTGGCAAGTGCAATTAAATTGTTTTTTGGTGAGTTATGGTATAACAAAAACAAAGGAATTAAGTATTTTGAAGATATATTTGGTAAGCGTCCACCGATTGAATTAGTGAAAAAATATATGGAAGATGCTGCACTATCGGTTCCCGGTGTTGTTACGGCAAATGTAGTGATTACAATAGGAGCCAATCGGGCAATTACGGGATATATAGAGTTTGTTGACGAAGAGGGCATTAAAAACAGCATTACGATATGAGCGCAGTACCAAGAATAACATGGACAGCCACAGGGCCTATCGCTCCATCTGAATCAGATATATTTGCCGGTGTAGCTGCCGATATTAATGCTGCCTTTGGAATTACTCTAAACCCTAACCTCGAAACGCCTCAAGGACAATTAGCATCAAGTCTCACAGCCACCATTGGAGACTGTTACGATAAGATTATCTGGTTATTCAATCAAATGAACCCGGACGTAAACGATGGCGTTTATCAGGAAAGTATCGGAAGAATTTATTATATCAACCGAAGGCCCGCAACATCGACAACGGTGATTTGCACATGCTCAGGAGCGTACGGTATAGCAATCCCTTCCGGGCATTTAATAAAAGATTCGTCAGGTAATACTTATACCGCTGTTACGGGCGGGATTATTCTTTCAGGCGGAGCAATAAATCTACAGTATAAAAATATCCTGACAGGCCCCATTCCCGCCCTTGCGGGTTCAGTTACAATTATACAGAAAACTGTATTAGGGCTTGATAGTGTTATTAATGCAGCAGATGGCATATTAGGTGAGAACGCGGAAAGCCGGGCAGAGTTTGAGTTTCGAAGAAAAGAATCGGTGGCTTTGAACGGTAGGGGTTCGCTGGGAACAATTTATGCAAATGTTTTCGCAGTGCCTGATGTAACGGACATTTACGCTTACGAAAATAACACAAATACGATTCAGGTTGTCGGTTCGTCAAGTTTTCACGTTGCGCCTCACTCAATCTATCTCGCAGTTCAGGGCGGGGCAGATTCGGCTGTTGGTCAAGCGATATGGAAAAGTAAAGACGTTGGGGCTGATTATAACGGAAATACGACCGTTACGATTACCGATACCGAAAACTATGCTTACCCGTACCCGACGTATACTGTTAAGTTTCAGCGGCCCGCGCAGGTAGCAGTCAAAATAGCGGTCAGCATTGTGGATAGTCCGGCAGTTCCGGTTGATGCTGTCGCGAATATCAAAACAGCAATAACTTCCGCAGAACCCTCACGGATAGGTCAGGAAGTTGTAGCCGGTCAATTCTTTGCAGCAGTTCAGGGCGTTTCTCCATATATTCAGATTCTTTCAATCCTGATCGGAAAATCGACACCGACAGGAACGGCGGTAAGTGTTGGTATAGATGAGGTTGCGACATTTTCAGCGAGTGATATAACCGTAATACGGGTATGAATAGTATCAACCAGACAATCATAAGTCAGTACGCTACCAATCCGATAATTCGGACACTGATTGATAACTGGAATGTGAACATTGACCCGTCAGTCGATTTTCAGGAGTTTTATGATAAGATATGGAATATTGAAACGGCTGTTGGGCTTGGCTTGGATATCTGGGGAAAGATTGTTGGTGTGAGCCGGTATTTGGCCTTGCCTGAATTGTTGGACTATTTTGGGTTTGGTAATGTTGCCGATGACTGGTCGCCGTTTAATGTTGACCCGTTTTATAATGGGTTGAGCGGAGCCGGTGGGTATGCGCTAACGGATACGGCATACCGGTCGCTGATAATGATAAAAGCTCTTACGAATATAAGCGACACGACAGCGGTCAGTTTGAATCAGTTGTTGCAGTTAATGTTTGTAGGGCGGGGACGGTTTTATGTTCTTGATCTTGGCGGTATGAATGGACGGTATGTTTTCGAGTTTTGGCTTACTGCATATGAAAAATCAATCATAACAGCTTCAGGTGTTTTTCCTCGCCCGGCAGGGGT